GAGGGCCACGCTGATAGTGATCTGGCCCGTCACGGAGTCGTTGATATCAACCCAGTGTACCGCATTGGTGCCGCCGTGCGGATCGGCAGTAGTTCCTGTCAGCGTGCATGATGCGCTGATGACGTTGAGCCCGGTCGTCGCCCCGGTAGTCGCATAGGCGCCGATCAGCGTATCAGTCGTGAAAGCGGCGGTGAGGACGTTGCTGTTGCCGCCTACGGCGGCGTGCGTCATGCAGACCTTGTAAGACGTGGCCGCCGTCAGACCGCGCACCAGCACCTGATTGACACCTGTCGCCGTTACAGCGACGCTGGCATTTGGCGCAGCCGCGCCCGCCGCGTCCGTCCCGGCTATGATCTGCGCCGCGCTCGGCGTCGTGGCGACAGACCCCACCACTACGGCATACAGCGTGCCGCTGGCTGTATCCGTCGTCACCTGGCCCCAAACGAAAATATCAGAAAAATCGACCGGGCTGGCGCCGGTCAGTACCGGGGCTACACCTCCCCCGCCGCCCGTCCAGATTGAGCCGTCATCGTTCAGGAGCGTGATCGGCGGGGCGCCCGAGGCCACGATCGTGATCGGCGGCGCCAGGCCATGCGTGACCGCCACGAAGAGAGGAGCGCCACCGCTCACCGCCACAAACGGCGGCGCGCCGGACGCCACCACCACGACCGGAGGGGCGAGGACAGCCATGACGCTATGCCGCCTTGGCTTCTGGCTTCGGCTGTGCGGCGGCCTTCGCCTGCGCCCCGATGCGCTCGATCTCGGCGTAGATTTTTTCGATCTCCGCCCTAGTCTTCTGCATGTCGAGCTGCCCGGCCTGCATGTCCAAGGCGAACTTGGCCGTCAGTTCCTGCACCTGCATGCCGGCATCGTGCTGCTGCTTCTGCATGTCGGCGCGCATGTATTGCATGGCCAGCTCCGTATCGGCCCGCTGCTTCTCCTGCGCCATGGCGGCTTTCTGCTGCTCTGCAGCCTGCTTCGCCTGCGCCGCCTGCTGATCGGCAACCATCTTCGCCTGTGCGATCTCCTGGTCCGCCTGCTGCTTCTGCTGCGCCATCTGCGCCTTCTGCTGCTCGGCCTGCGCCTTGGCCTGTGCAGCCTGTGCCTCGGGCGAGGGCGGCTGCGGCTGTGACGCCTTCTGCTCGACCGTCTCGGCGAACTTCTCGATCTCGCCCTCCAACTCCCGCCCGGCGCGGAAGCCGGCCGAGAGGAATTTGAGCATCGAGGCCGCCAGCGGCGCGATCTCCGGCAATTGCGCCGCCACCGGCACCACTTGGCCAATGAAGCCGCCGACTGCTGTGATGAACTCCGTGCGGCGCTGCTTCTCGGCGTTCTCGTCCGGCTGGATGGTGCTGTCGGTCTCGATGTCGAGCACGAACGGCCGCACCTTCTCGGAGCGCAGAAGTTCCACCACCTTGTCCATGGTGACGGCCTGCTGCATCTGCTGCTGCGCCTGCTGCTGGATCTGCTGCTTCTGCGCTTGCGCCTTCTGCAGCGCCTGCTGCGCGAGCTGCGGATTGGCCTGCACCTGCTGCATCACCTGCGGGTTCTGCCGCGCCTGCATGATCATCTGGTCGATCTGCATGGTCTGCTGCTGCACGGCCTGCATGGCCTGCTGCTGCACCACCTGGGCGCTCGGCAGATCCTTGATCTGCGACAGGTTGAGCAGCGCCTCGGGCGAGAAATTCTCGGCCATGATCTCGCCCGCCATGCGGATGGCGTCACGCGCCAGCCGGATCATCTCGGCCTGCTTCTCGCGAATGCGCACCGCGCCGGTCTGTGCCTTAAGCTCCTGCGCGCCGAGCGTTTCGTTCGGGTCCGTCTGGCCGCGCATGATGTCCGACAGGCCGGTGATCTGATACACGTCCTCGATCAGTTGCCGGCGCAGCGCCACCAGTTCGGTGATGACCGTCGCCACGTCCTGCACCGGCAGCCAGACGATCGACTCCTTGAGGGACGAGCCGCCCAGTGCAGCGAAATTGCTGACCCCGACGAGCACGGCACGGTTTTCCTGGTCGGCGAAGACGTTCTCGATGGCCTGCGCCAGATCCCCGGCGCCACTCGGGTAGAAGCCCTTCATCTTAAGCGCTTCAGCCAATGAGCTGATGCGCGCCGTCATCTCGTTGATTTCCTCCACCTGGTCCTTGTAGTAGAGGAAGTCAGGGACCGGGATGAGGCTGCGCCGCTGCAGCGTGGCATAGGCCGGCTTCGGGCAGGGAAAGAAGTTCTCCAGGTTGGGCAGCGGCAGAAACCCGTCCTGCGGCGCTTCGCCCGGCGTGCGCTGGTCGAGCACCACCTCGACGCCCTCGGTGATCCAGACCACGACGCGCTTCGGCCGCGACCATATCTGCCATACGCCGGCCTTCTGCTCGCCCTTGTAGTCCTCGCGGCTGTCCTTGCGCTCCTTGAACACCGCCGACTGCAGCCAATCCTCCTCGGTGTCTGGAAACCGCTGGCGCATCTGCCGGCGCGTCAGCCAGTCGCGCCGCGCCACCCAGCCCACCTCATGCCATTTCCTGGCCGGCTCGTGCAGGAAGTCGCCACGGTCGAGCTGGTCGAACTCCACCATGGTATCGGAATTGCGCAGCCACAGCACGCCGCGGGCGTGGATGGCGAGGTCGTCGCGGACGAGCTTGCACGCCTCGTGCAATTGCCCGTCATTCGCCTCGGTGACGGAGATCAGCGCACGTTCAAGCATTTCGCTAGCGCGTCTGGCCAACTCACTGCGATCCTTGAACTTTGGCACCACGACAGGGATGGCGGGGCGGGCGTAGATGGAGGGCCGCATCACCTCCATGTTCGCCCAGAAGATCCGGAACTCTCGGTCTGCGGTTGTATTCCCGAGCAGGTCGAGCTTGGCGTAGAGGTCGTCGATCGTGTCGCATTTCTGTTGCCACTTCTCGAAGCAGTGCTCGGCGTCCGAGATCAGTGCCAGCCACGGCTTGGCGTCTTCAGGCGAGTCCGGCGGCTGATAGGCGGGCGACTCCTCGGCATTGGCGCCGGAATCGTCATATGCGGCCGACATCAGGGAACCAGCTTTGCGGTGATCATGCTAATTGTCCCCGCGATTGTGGAGTGTCACTCATGGCATCGAAGTCCTCGAATTGGCGATTGAAGGAAGCTGAGGAACACTTGCAGGGCATCTTGGACTTGATGGCGGCCGCCGACGATTTGCGTAGCGTCTTCCCCGATCCAGCCACGATGTCGAAGGAGGTACGGTGGTATCTTACTAAGGTAGACAAATACCTGAGCGGCGAGGCAAACTCAGTGGGCGAGGCGATGGGCCTTGAAGGACCGCCCGCGCCTTCGATAGACGAAGCGTTCGGCCTTCTCACGCGTCCGCTAAATAGCGATCCTTCTGCCGCTCCTCGGCGGCGGCGGGCCCGGAAGGTAAACCTGCCCCGGCCGTAGCGTCGGCTTGGGACGATCGTCCTTCACTGGGATCTGCTGCCAGGCGAGCGACAGGTATCTGAAGGCGTCGGACGCGTGGCTCGCCCAATTGTGGTTGTCGTCATTGCGAAACACCTTCTTGTCCTCGTCCCAATCTCTGGAATACTGCTCTAGAGCCGGGATACCCTGCTCCTCACAGCGCGGGTGAAAGACGGCGCGCGGCAGCGTGCGGCGAGCCGCATTTATGCCATCGAGCTTGCGCATGTTCGGACAGAGCCGCGGGTTCAGTCCGAGGAGCTGCATTGTCTCGAGGCGCGACCGCCCGCCCGTCGTTCCCCATTCCCGCACCGATGCGTCATGTGGCACCCAGTCGATCGTCGTCCATTCGCCGTGCCTCGCATCCTTCATGCGCGGCCACCCGAACTCTTGGCGCTTCTGGTAGTCGAGCTCGGCGAAGCTCTCCAGGTGGCCGTGGTTCTCGGTGTGGCAGTCCAAGAGCACTACCTGCGTGCCCTGCACCTGCCACCACCAGATCGATGTGTCGTCCCTGACGCCTATGTCCCATGCCGTATGGACCGGCACGCCGGGCAGCGCCTCCACCTCGATGATGCGGCCTTCATTGCGCACCGCGAGCATCTCGCGGGCGTAGTAGGCGCCGAGGATGGCGGCGTTGAAGCTGCACTCGTATTCCTGGCTGAAGAACGCCCTGCCCTCGTCCTCGCCATAGAGCGAGATGTACTCGGCTAGGCTCTCGGCGAGCTGCTCCTCTGTCAGCGCCTGAGTGTCATGGATGGTCGAGACTTCCGCGAACCATTTCGGGCTGCGGACGGCCATGTCGTACATGTCTTTGCAGTGGTTTCTGCCCCTCGGCGTGCTGATGAACAACGCCCACCCGCCGTTCTCCTCCAGCATTGGTCGGTGGTATGCCCAGGCGCTGGGGTTGGCGAGCGCCCACTCGGAGTAGACGATGCCGGCCGGGCCGGAGCCGACGGTCTTGTCGAAGCGATCAGATCCTATGAGCTGCCAGGTCGACTGGCACTTGAGCCGGATGAACATCTCCTGTTCGTTGCGGCTTTCCACTATCTCAGGAGGAAAGGTTTCATCGATGCGGCGCCTGGCCGTGTGCGGGTTCACTGAAGTCCACAGCGCGCGCCGCCCCTGCTCGAATTGGGGTAGACAATGCCAGTATGAGCCAATCCTCTTGTGCGCGAGCTCGCATGTGGCAATGAGAGCGATTTCGTCCTTGCCCCACCTCCGATGGGCGATTTCGATTGCCCGGAGCCCCCCTTTCACAAGATATTGGTGCAGCGGCCACTGGTAGGGGCGGATCGAGTGGGTGATTTTCACCAGTCACATGACCGTGTGGAGGCTGAGGCAATGCCACATGGCGCTTTTAAAAACTCCCACCACCCCGAGCGCAACATGGCCATCGTCGAAAGCCGCCTGACCGGCAAGTCATGGCGGGCCATCGGCTTGGAATACGGCCTCAGCCACCAGCGCATCCGGCAGATCGTAGAAACATACCGGCGCTACGAAAGGTACATCGGGCTGGCCGCCCTGAGTGAAAAGGAACGAGCGGCGCGGGAGGCGCAGCAGAAGCGCCGCGACGAAGTGCAGAGGCTGCTGAAAGAGGACCGAGACAAACGCGAGGCCGAGGAAGTGGCGCGACTGACAGAGCAGTATCTGGCAAGAGAGATAAAATTCCTTAAAGACCTGGCTGAGACTCCGGCCTGGGAGGACGCAATCCTGCACGTGCAGAAGGTGCTCGGCTGCGACCGCGAGACCGCCCGGCAGGAGATTCTGAAGAGGTTCCCATGATCGTCGTCAGTTGCCCTGACTGCGGGAAGCCCGTGCTCCTCCATTTGGCGAGAGAACACCGCTGCACTCCATTGCCGATGATAAGCGCCAATGATAAGTCTTATCAGCATGGAAGCCCCGAAATGCCCCCTTTGCAGCGAGCGCCATTGGCGTCCACCCTGCCCGAGCTTTCAGAGCAAGAGCCCGAAAAGGAACCCCACGACAAGCCCGGTCACAAAGACCGTTCCGAGCAATAGCAGCTCCCCTTCCAGCCGCCTCACGGACGCTCCTCCTAAGCCCGCCTTTGACCGCAAAGCCTACCAGCGCGAATACATGCGCCGCTATTTGCCTGCCTATTGCCGCCAAAAAGGCTCTAGAGTGAAGTCCTAGGCCTTCTCCTTCTTCGCCTCGTAGATGGTGATGAACTCCACCTTCATGGGGCCGCCGCCCTCGCCGGAGTGCTGGACGGCTGCGAGATCCGGCATGACTTTTCGGAGGAGAATGTTGGCTGCGTTGACTTGTGTAGTGGACATCTCACGTTTTCCGGCGAGGTGTTCGTCTAAGTAGTTGAGAATAGCCGTAATTCTAATTTTACCCCGATGCTCGTCCGGCATTTTGAAACCTGGGGCGCGCCCCCTTCGTCCTTGCGCCACTTTACCGTCTCGGGATTGGTTGGGGTTGCGGGGCCGGGAGGTAGATCACTGTGGGCTCTTTTGCGCTCACATTTTGAATTCGCGTGCGACGAAGACGATGAGTGTCGCAATGGAGACGAGCGAGAGGGTGAGGATGTAGAGGCCCATCAGGGTTTTTCCGTGATTTCGAGAGTGCCTTCCACCTCGAAGGTTTTGCCCTCGTGCTCGAATTGGCCGGTCATGTCCACTTCGATGT